ATGCTCCATCCATTGCGCCACAGGTAGGTGAATCTTGTTGCACATTCTAAGTCCATCTGATTCCAGCCCCAATCTATAAACATTCCTGTGGTGGTTTGCAAGTTGGTGCAATCAACAGCAGCCATGATGTTAATCTTGTCGAAGTCTGAGTAAAACTCATTATTGATAGGAACATAATTCATGCCTGGTTGCATGTCGTAAGTCCCTTGGTCTAATATGCTTCCATCCTGAGTCTGATAAATGAACCAGGGACAATTTGTCACGGTTTGACTTCCAGCATTGTATACAAGTAATTGCTTGATGCGAAGGCTAAGGTATTTGCTACCCTGAATGCTTACGAAAGCCCCCTTCAAGATAGCCTCTTCAGGAACAACTTGAATCTGTTGCCACTGCTGAACAAAGTTCTTGCTGGTCTGAAACAGCACTTGATCAAGCTGCGCCTCTGCTGATTGGAATAAGGCAAGCTGAATGTCTCTTTTGATTCTTACATAACCTACAGCCTGAGCAGAGTTCCACATGCCAATGTAAGAGGCTTGCTCAGGAGTTGCAATCTTCTCCATCAACTCTGAACTCATTCCAGGGTAATCATTGATGTAAACCCCCGACAATGGTGCATCAGCTGTGCAACCTTGTAAGCCAATGTAATTCTGTAAGCAATTCATGAACGCAAGTTACTTATGTTTCTTGAGAAATAGCAGGTGTAGTAATGCGAAAAATCTTATTGGTCAATGCTACCCAAGCACCGAGTACTTGACCAAGTATAAACATCAGCACGCTGTCAGATGCACTTACTTTCTCTACTTGGTATAAGTACCCAGTGCCAAGAAGCATGCCTACAAGCACCACAGAAGTGCAAGTGTAGGCATAGACTTGCATTCTTTTGGAGTAAAGGTGTGAGTTCAAATGCCCGGGAACAGACCTTTGATTAGGCCTCCCACGAACTTGCCTCTTCGTTCTGCTCTGTCTGCTTTTTGTGTCTTGTTCTGAAGGCATGAATCCAAATATAAGACAGTCTCAGCCAATGCTTGATTCTGTAAATGCAGACTGTCAATTCTTGAATTAACATTTGCCACATCAAGCTTCGTGTTGAGGGTACTCTTAGCCAAGTACTGAATGTCATCACTGATTCTTCCCTCAACATCATAAGCAATGTAACGATCAAATGCTATGTAAATTAGAAAAAAAACAAGCAGTAAAAGTGTATCTGTTTTTCTCATTTGAGTAACTTTTTAATTTCTCTTAATATCTTACCATACCCACTAATCTTAACTGATTGACCATCTATCTGAACAGTAATCTGCTTGCTTAATTTATGGTGTAAATCCCAAATTACATTACCAAACCTGAGGACAAGAAGCCAAAGCCAGCCATGATCATACATGTAGTTCTCAGCATCTGAGAAATTGCTTGTATTAACATCTGCAATCTTAGTGAGCATAATTGCCCCATAAGCTGGAAGGTCAAAGCCAAACTTTACCAATTCCTCCTTTAGTTCTGCTGTCATTTATTAGTAAGTCCAAATAACATTGGCAGGCTTAGTAGGATCACAATCAGCATGAATAAAGCTTGATGCAACACCTATCCTGGTTATACCGGATTTGAGAAGAGCATTAATTATTGTCCATCTCTTAGCCCCATCTTTACATGCGATATCAGCTGCCCAGCCTTGTGTATGACTGCTTGAATCAACACCGCCAACTTTATCATTATGAGCCTTTGTCCTAAACCCTGAGTTGATTCCAAAAGGAATCTTAGCAATTGACCGAGCATTGTCAAGCCTTTGCAAGAACTCAGGCTTCATGTTAGCACCTGAACCAGGAGCATCAGGTGAGTCAAACTCCGCAAGTGTAAAGTGCTTTAATTGCATAGGGTAAAGTTATTAATTCCTTTTGAATTTCTTGGCAGCACTTTTCACAGACTTCTTGCCTACACAGCCCCAAGCTTGTCGGCTTAGGTCATTGGCACATGGTGGCTTTGCACACTTCTTGATGCCTGCTGATCTCGCACAATAGCTGTCACCTTTAGCAGTGCCTGGAGCAATGGAATAACCCTTAGCCCCGAACTTGACAGTCTTGCCATTGACCTTGGCCTTAAACTTCTTTTCTGCCATTATCTTCCTTGTCCAATGTATTTCTTAGCCCTGCCTCCTTTAGGCTTTCTGCTCTTTGAATGCTTGCCTTCCCTTCTCTTGCCAAAGGTTATTTTAACAGGCGAATTACCAGCAGTTTTTCCTTTTTTCATACCCAAATATCCTTTTTTTTCGCTTATTATTGCAAACTGATTTATGAAGTGTCAATCAATTTTACGGATAGAGAAATCAAATTTCTCAAGGTATTAGCATCAGGTAGACATTATCTTAAAGACATTGTCAAACCTAACAGACATTCTGTTTCAAGATGGGGAAATACTCAAGAACAAGCAGACATGCTTGGGGTAATGGGTGAATATGGAGTGGCTAAATATCTCGGTTTGCCATTTGACACAAGCATTAACCTTGATGGAGATGGTGGAGAGACTGACCTTTATTTGGGCAAGCTAAATTTGCAAGTCAAGTCCACAAAGTATAAGACTGGCAGGCTTGTCTTCAATAATAAAAAGGAAATTGCTGCTGACATGTTTATCTTATGCTATTGTTCAGAGCCTGAAATGTATATACAAATATTAGGATATATCAAGAAGGATTCAATTGACTCAGTTTCTGAAGTAAAAGACCTTGGGCATGGCCTTAGAATTGTTGTTGAGCAGAAGCATCTGCTTCCAATCTCTGAATTGCTTAACTATGATAAGTCTTTGTAGGCTCATTGTAATTACTTGACTCCTGTTCTGCCAGCTTCCTTGGCTGACTCATATTGCTCCTGGCTTACAGGCCATAGTTGATGCCGGCAATTGTATCCACCTCTGTAGATAAAGATTGTGTTGGCATTAGTTCCTGACATCCTCCCTTGCCAGCCTTTAAGACTTGCCCAATCCTTAACCTGTTCAGTAGTAAAGAATCTGCCTGTCCTTGCAGAGCAGAATGGCCTTGTGTCTTCTATGATTGTCCCGGCATACAAATAATACTCAACACCTAAGTCCTCGCTTACTGTCTGAATATATTCTGCATTGAAGGCCATTACAGAGTCATTGGTTGTCTGCTTGATGTATCTGTTCAAGAATGGCAAATCCTCCGGTGTACCTTCAATAAACTGCCTTAGAGTCTTATTTAACTCTGCCCGATTGCTTACTCCGGCAATGTTGCTCTTTAGCACCTCCTGAATGGCATTGCCAAAATTATTTCTTATTCCACCCCCTATAAGAGCATCCTTAGTAAGTTCAATATTGGTCTCAAGAATGGCTTTATAAAGTTCAGTTTTCGGGGAAAAGTCATCAAGAATTAAACTTAGATATTCATTTGAAGCTTCAGCAAGTGCCTTGTAGCCATTAATGACAGCCACAACCTCAGTCTGATAGGCTGTATTATTGACTATGGTGTCAGCAATGTCCTTCTTGAGCTTAACCATTTCCCTCAAAGTCTTAGCCCTATCCTTTGGGTCAAGACTTAATTCAGAAGCCAAGTCAATTACTTCATTGCTTAAAGTCTTAAAAACTTTAGGCAAAGAATCAGCCATCCCATTCTCAATATCCAGCTGAATTTGCTGAATCTTCCTAATGATGGCTAACTGCTTTTCAGTAGGCATTACATTCCTTGAGGCATGATTGGAACAACAGCCATCTTTATCTGAGCAACTTTGGCTGCTGCCATTGCCTCTACTTGTGTCCTTTGAACCTGAACAGGCAAGTCATACCACATTGCATTCTCATCAACCAATTGCATTACAAATGCTGGCAGATTAGCACTCAAGACATAATCCTGGAGAGTGCAACCTTGGCTGTTTAGTAGCAATGTCTTCTCATCAACTGTCCGATAAGGCAAAGGATCAAGTTGCTTTAGAATCTTAAGGTAAGACTGCTGAATTGAATTCTCACCATAAAGCTTTTCAACATAATCATTCTCAATTCCTGAGATAATCAATGGGTCAAAGTTGCCTTGTCTCGCCTTAGTCAGCATCTCACCAATCATGTCGGTTGTCATGACATCAAAGTCAGTAGGCACTGTAATTTGAGGCAATGCAGCCTTAACCTTGTCGCTATCCATTAAAGCGGAAGCAAACAGGCTGTTATACCTTTGATAAAGGATGTGAAAGCAAACTTTAGTATAAACCTGAGCCAAGTGAACAGTTACTGAGTAGCAGAAGGTATTTAGTTCCTTCCTGTCATACTCTTTTGCAATCCCTGATTGAGCTGCAGGAATCTGACCAAGTAATTCCAAGCCAATAGCTTTAAATCCTTGAAATTCCTTTTGAATGATGTCTTCCTGGAATAACCTTACTGTCTCAGTAGGTCTTTCAATGTATCCAGCCGGAGGCACAGGTGGAACAATAGGGTTAGGATTAACAGCACTAACTCTGTCAATGTTTATTTCCATTAATCCGAATGGACTGCTTGAGGCTCTTCCTGAGCCTTGGCAATCATTACAGCCTACTCTCTCTTCCTTTCGATTAGTGCGTTGCCCTGTGCCATTGCAAGTCTTACAAGGTGACATCTTTAAGGCCCACTTCTGAGGCAGAGCATGTGTTGCCCAAAGGATGTTCAGGTCATCTGTTCGAAATAAAACTTCATTCCAAGCAGGCAAGCAAGGAGCAAGAACTGAATCAAAAACCAAATGACCATCTTCCTCTTCATAAATAACGCTTCCAACCTTAACCACAGGCAAATAAGAGAATGTGTAAGGCAGGATAAAGACTTGGAAAGGATTGTCATAGGTGTACTGATTGACTTGCCTAAAGAGGACTAAGCCTTCCATAGTGATACACAAGAATTGATCCCATTTCTTGCGATTCATGTCCTCGTAATCCTCAGCCTTAACAATGACAAAAGATTCTTCCTCAAATATTAAATCCTCAGAAAAAATTGTCTGTGGATAAGGCTTTGACCAGTCTAATGTTGTAACTCCTGCTGGATTCTTAACAAAGTCTTCATAATATGGCAATACTGCCACAATTGCATTTGAGTCTTGCAGATAGGTCTTCAAGAATACATTGAAAGACCAAGTCTCAAGGCTTCCAAACTTAGGCAAGTTGTTCTCAACATAAAACTGAAGAGTATTATCCTGCAAACCTATTCTCTCAGCAACACCAGTCTTTTTGAAATCAGATTCAAATGTAATCTTAAAGTCATCAGCCTGCTGAATCTTCTGCAAGAAGTTAAAGACTCTGCCTGTGGCTGTGGTTGTTGGTGCTTGCCATCTCTGCCTTCTGTAATCTTTCATCCAAGGCTCTTCACTCGGATGTTGAGTATGGAGGAGCTTAGTTGGATACTCATTTTCAAAATGGTACTCCAGCTCTTCTGCCTTTTCCCTCGCACATTCAATGTACTCAAGCTTGCCCTCACGGATTTGTCTATCCATGAGAGTTGAAAATAGTTGTCCAATAAGCTCCTCCATCGCTAATTAATTAGTCGCAAAGAACATTAAGTGTGATAGTCTCCTGACCAAATACACAACCATACTCATTGGTTACAGTAACCGTGAAAATGTATGTGCCATCATATGCTCCACCACCAGGAGTCCAAGTCAATACTCCAGTTGTTGCATCAATTCCAAGAGCAATGTCACCAATAGGTTCACTTCCAGCTACTTCCTCGATTGACCAGCTTTGTGCAGGTGCGCCTGAAATTGCGCCAATATTCAATACAGCAGAAAAAGTAGTTGATTCAGTTGCTCCACATCCACTGGTAATTGTGTTGCCAATGTAAGTGTTACCTGAACCAGTAAAGCTGATGATGTAATACAAGCCTTCAAGGAAGGTATCAGTGTCAAACTCATAAGGCAAAGGATTTACTTTAGAAACCCAGTTCACAGTCACCTCACCCATCTGATAGGTGTTAAGGTCAGCAGTAATTACCGGGTCACCGATAACAGTCACATAATAGCCTGACGCATCCCAAATGCGATTTGGAGTGAAGTAGTAAAAGTCATAATTCTGACTTGAACCAAGCAAATCATTGTAAAATTGCACATTATTTAATACGACGGCCTGCATGTCCTGATACGTTAAAGTATGGGTCTTAGCAAGAGCCTTGGTGTTTTGCATGCCTCGTCCTGCTGTTGTTGCAGTATCAGGTTTAGGCTTCTCCCCTGATGTGTTAAGGACAAGGTAGCCTTCACCATCAAGATATCTCTCATAGAGAGCAGCAATCCATGAATCAGCAGAAGCCTTTTCAACTGGAGTAAGAGCAGATGACTTCTTTACATAAGCCACCGCAATGATTTTATTTTGGAACTCAGGATCACACAGAAAGTTCTGATAGCATCCTACATCCGGACAGGTTAATGAAAATATTGACATGTTTTTAGCAAGTTAAACAACTTGAGTTTTTAGGCTGAAAGCCTTGAAGAAGTGCCGAAAACTTAACCTGAGCTAAGGTTTCAAATGATGACTGTGTTGTGAAATCTTGAATGGTGGCAACATCAATATCTCCCTTCACAAATATGGACTTATTGTCCCAAACTAAGTACGGATGTCGAGTGGCATCGACAAGAGCAAGCTGAGTTTCGGGGTCAATAAAATCAGTATGCAAATCTAATGATAAATCTTGCTTGTTCTGAGGTCTTCTGTGAACTCCATTGGATTGCCTGTAAAGATTTTCCTCAATTACAGGCTTTGCTCCTCCACCATTTATGCCAAGCCTTACTCTTTGCTTCCAGTCATTGAAGTACTCAAACCCTTGAGCAATTGAGTTATCATTTGCCCAAAACTCAAGCATGGTGGAAAAACAATCAGAGCCATCAATGTTTATTATGTTGCTAAGGCTGTAAAGGTAAAAGCCTCCTTCTGATTCGGCATACAAGCCAAGTCTATAACATCCAGCAGCAACAGCAGGAATTAATGTGATGGCTTGAAATTGATCTGTAGGGATTAAATCGCAAACGCAAGCAGTAGAATCTGATTCCCAAAGAATATCACTTGATTCAATTGTGAAAACTCTGTTTCTTAAGAAATAAGAATGACCACAAGCTAAATTAAAAGCAGTAATTGAGAAGTTGTAATCCCCTTCAGTTTCAACTACTGTAATGCCTGCATCTCCGGCAATTGCAATAATATCAACCATTGTCAATGGGTCATCTCCAAAGCCAATGAAATAATTATCAACCGTTATTGATGTGCCTTCTTCATTGACAATTGACCAGTTCAGAGTTGAGTTAGGCAATAAAGGACTTCCAGGAATGTAAGAATTGATTGTCTCTAAGTAAGCATCTACATCAGCAGTCAATAAAGTATAAGAGAAAACAATTGAGCAAACATTAGGAGTAGGGCATTCAGGGCCAATTGGCAGTACTGCCTCTCCTATCTGCTGCATGAACTGTCCATCTTGAGTGAATAGGCCCACTGAGGCAGATTCAAGTCCTGTAAGATTGCCTACATCAGATGGCACATTAAATTGCCAATTGTCTCCTGGTATTGCAGGCATGGCATAAAATTCAGAAGACTCATAGCATCCGGCATTGAACTCCACAAATTCCATATCATACCAGTCATTGTAAAGCCATTGATAACTTGATAATGGCAAGTAAGGCAATGGAGTGGTTGATGAGTAATCAATAAAGTAATTAACATCATTAGTGCCTGAATCATCAAGAAACCTTTGCCAAAGCCAAGTAGTGTCAAGCCTGCCAATCATCAGCAAGCTTCTGTCATCTCGGTAAAGGTTTAAGTAAATCCTCTCATAAGTCCCTGCAACTATTGATGAGCCTCTTGTCCATCCATCAGGAATGGTGAATGAATTAAAGTAGTCTCTTACCTCGATTGCAACAGTATTAGTGAAAGAGAATTGTATTACCTTCTCCATCAGGCTAATGCAGTACCTATCCTCAGCAGTCTGAACTGCCACACTAAATGTCCTTGCGTTCTGCTTGGGCAAAGTATCATCAGGAAGCCTTGTTGCATTGCCTGAAGAATCAAGTTGCCAGTTCTTTCCCCTTGCAAGTCCACTTATGGCAATGTTAGTGGCTGAGTTGAATGAGTAGGTTAGAGGGAAGAAGGCTGATCCATTCTGCTCCACTATCTGCAAAGCCCTATCAACTTCACCCTCAACCGGAATGGCAGGGTAATCAAATGTCCCTGTATAACTGCCTGGGGTGAATGCACTTATTGTAGCATTAGCAACTACATTGGTTGTAGGATTGTATTGACCAGAAACTAATATTTGCTGAGAATTATCAATTGCATAGAGACTACTATTCCTCACATAAATGTAGTAGTCTACAAATGGTGGATCAGGGGCAGTGGTATTAATTATTTCAAGGTTTCCAAAGTAAGGAGATACATTAAATATATCCATCTGCCCTCTTACCCCTTGAACTAATTGGCTTATAGTTTTTCCAGTAAAGAAGCCAGGCAACCATGCCCCAATATTGCCTGCTAATGCATTTAGAAGATTGGCAGTTATTTGGTTATCCGGGTAGAACCCGGCATTCCAAGCAGGCTGAAATCTGTAAAATGAATTAGGCATTAGTCAGGGTGTCAATTATCATTTGAGCAGAGGTCTGAATGACTCCGTTGATGCTTGTTTGGTTAGACACCAAAATGACATTGAAATTATTTTCAGCATCAAAAAGATTTGTGACAACTACATCATCCATAATCATTGAATCTCCAACTTGATAAAATTGGCCTCTGTAATTAAGCTGATTATCTAAAAAAGTTAATTCTTCCATTTATGTAGGGGTTATTCCAATTAATAAGTTAGTAATACTTCTTGTAGCTGATGCAGATGCGGAAACCACAACCCATTGGTTGATTGACCAATCAATTGCAGTTGTTGATGCTCCAATTGATGTACCTGATGTCCAAGGATTAGCTACATATCTTGTTGTATTTAAAGCCCCGCCTCCATATAAATTGATACCCATTGGTGCATTTTGAGCAGTTGTAGCAGCACCTACGGCAGAAGGCCCAACTATTGCAACACCACCAATTGCAGCTGAGGTATTAATTGAAATTGTAATATTGTAAGCAGTTGTTGCAATTGCACTTGTGTTTTTATGCAAAAGCACAAAAGAATTATTTGAAGTAAATGTGCCTGCTGGAATAAATAAGGTTTCAAGAATTGTGTTACCTACTATTGGACTTCCAATTGTTGTAGCAGTAGTATTTTTTAAATACTGGCTTATAAGTGATCCCCCATTAGTTGCCCAACTTAACCCTCCACTTCCATCAGTTATCAATGCTTGCCCACTTGTGCCTGTATTAGTTGGCAAAGTCAAGGAATAATCAGCACTCATTGCCTGAGACTTAATAGCCACATAATTGCTTCCACTTCCTGAAGGCTCAAGGAGTCTTAACTCTCCGGCACTTGTTCCATTTCCAAAGGTCTTGATGCCTGCTAAAGTTTGATTTCCAGTCGTGATTAAGCCCCTTGCAGTAGCAGATGCATCAGGCAGATTCAGAGTATGAGAAGTTCCTGAAGAAACAATGGCAAAGTCAGTTCCACTTGTTCCTGTTGCAATTGTCTGTGCTGCTCCAGTAAGTGAGTTTATTGATGTTATGCCAGTCCCTGCCATAATCCCTGATTGTTGGGTGACAGTTAATATTGCTGATGGAATTGCAGGATGAGGAGATGCGGCAGCAGATGCTACAATTTCAACATTAGTGTTAGATGTAGCCCACATCAATTGAATGTAATCTCCTGCTGATAAATCAAGAACATAATTCCAAGCAGCAATAACTGGAGAAGCATTTGCACTTCCAGTTAAAACTACTTTACCAGTAGTCGAAGGAATATCTACACCATTTTTTCTGATCCATACATCAGCTATCATATTCCCACTTCCTCCTGTTTTTTCCATTTGAAGTGAGAATTGTATGTTATAAATACCTGCATTAGCCAATGTTACTCTTGTAGGATTTCCACTTCCATCATTAACAACAGTTACATTATTGGATAAATCTGTAGTATTTAGCTTAACAGAATAGGCTGTATTTATAGCTGCTGCTGATTGTGTAGTACTATCTTGAAATGCACCATAATAACCCAAAGGAGTTGGTGTGGCAGTGTTGTTCAATGTGCCTGCTCCGGTTAAAGTCAAACCTGATCCAACAGTTATCTCCTGCATTATACCAGTAGTGCCTGCATATCTACCCACAAGCTTTTGGTCAGCCACTGATGTGGTAATTGTGCCAGTTGTGGTTATTGGCCCTCCTGAAATCAGGCCAGCAGTTGCTACTGATGTGACTGTTCCACTTCCTCCTCCTCCTGATCCATTTGAGGCAGCAGTGATTCTACCTTGGGCATCAACTGTAATGTTAGCATTGGTGTAGCTATTCGGAGTTACCGCAGTGTTTGCAAGGTCAATAGTTCCTGATCCAGTTATTGCTCCCCCATTAAGTCCAGTTCCTGCTGTAATGCTTGTTACTGTACCTACTGCAACATTTCCTGAACCAAGTATTGAGTTTGAATTAACAGTCTTAATGTTAGTACCACTTGTCAAAGCATCCTGCTTTCCTGCAAATGTGCTAAAATCAGCATTGTCCAAATATCCATCAACGGATGCAGTAGCCTTTGTAATGCTAATCGCAGGAGTAGTTCCTCCTGTAGAAGAAATTGGAGCAGTTCCTGAAACAGATGTAACTCCTCCGGGAGTTCCACTACTTGCAGCAGTGATTCTACCCTGAGCATCAACTGTGATATCTGCATTAGTATAAGATGTTGCACTAACCCCAGTATTGGTAAGGTTCAAAGTTACTGCTCCACTTGTTCCTCCTCCTGATAGGCCTGTCCCAGCAGTTACTCCGGTAATAGTTCCTGAGCCAATGCCTGCCCCGACAAAGTAGCCAACTATCCTCCAGTCCCCTCCTCCCTCAGAGATAATCATGCAACAATCTCCTGCTACAACTGTCTTATTAGTTCCTCCTGGAATGATTAAGCTTGTGGCATTGTAAGTCATTGTTGCAGCAGCTTCAAACATCAAGACAAACCTTGCCCCTGCTGGACATGTGCCAAAGGAGTTGATTGTTCCTGTGCCTGAAATGTGCAAATAGTTTCCAGTTGCAAGAGCCAAGTTTACAGTTGATCCTGCTGCTAAGGTTGTTCCTTGATTCTCATAAAGAGTTTCCTCAAGTGTAGACTTGTCCTTCTGAGTCACAAAGCTTGCAGTTCCATCAGCAAGCCATTGCCTTAAGTCAGCAGGAGAAATCTCTTGAGTGTTGTTGTCAGGGAAGAGAGTAGCACTCTGAGTAGTTAGATTGGCTCTGTTTAAATTTGCCATTTAATCGCCTATTGTAAAACCATCATCAAAGCCTGTGTCAAAAGCTGCCCCTGTTGGAGCAAGTTGATTAGCCTGAAGAAGTATGAACTTTGTTGTACCACCGGAAGCATCTTCAGGTTGATTGGTGGCCTCAGTGATAAATCCCTGAATATCCAAACTGCCTGAAGTGAGCCTTACTTTCCGGTATTGCTCATCTTGGCTCAAAGTTAAGAAATCACATAGACTTTGAGGGTATGTAAATTGAACACTGAT